ACGCTACCGTTGCTACGTCTTGTCACATCAGGGAAAGCGTACTGTCTTCCGCTAACATTAGTGATCTTCATGAACCGCATAGCTTCATCAGCTAACTTCTTGTGCCACTTGGCTACGCCTTGGTATTTCTGTGTGAAGTGTTCGTAGTATGCAGCTACAGCTTTTGATCTACCGTATCCAGTAGCGCCGAAGAGTGGGGCAAAGGTGTGTGCCTTGGCTTCCTGGCGTGTAGTTGGTTCGCCAGCATCAGTAATAACTTTTGCTGTGTACGAATGTACATCGAATCCTGTTGCAATTTCTTCCATCGCTGTTTCATCTTGTGCCAAGAACGCTGCTGTCCTAAATTCGAGTTGCGCAAAGTCTGCCTCCATTATTTTACCGTTGTTCCATCGTGATACAAACACACGCTTCACGGGGAAGGTTCCACCTCTTGGCATGTTTTGCATGTTGGGATTGCGTCCAGAGAATCTACCTGTACTTGTGATGTGCTGAGTGAGTCCAACGTGTAGCATCCCTGTGGTTGGCTTTCTATAAATGTCGATACCATCAACAAAGCTACTAAGGTAACTAGAAACAGCAGATAGCCTTTTAACATCAGTAAGAAAGTCCACAGCGCTATCCATCCCGTTGTTCTTAGCAGTCGCAATGAGTACATCCAAGTTGTCTTTGCCTGTGCCAAACCCATTAGCCGTTACCCACTTCTTACTTGGTGCAGCAAAGCATAGCCCTGCCATCTTGTTGATCTTTGTTAGTTGATAGCCACGTGCATCGCAATCCTTACAGTTGTTAGGTTTCTTGAAGCGTGTACCATCCTTCTTTACTTTGTACGTTTTACCTTCCCCATTGCATGTCGGGCAGGTGAAAGCCTTGGTACGGAGTATCGGAGTCGTGTTAGCTTTAACCGCCGCTTTAAACTCTTCTTGTGTTTCAACATAGTCGAAGAGCGCTGCCCATTCCTTTTTGTTATTGACCGCAACTGAGAATACAACTTGGGACATTTGCTCTGGAGAGTTGAGATTGATAGGTGTATCCCCCATAAGTTCCCTGACTTGTTGCTGAAGACGTTCTTCGATCTGCGCTTTCTCATTCTGAAACTCCTTACGCACTACTTCAATGGCGTTGTTATCCACACAGAATCCTGACATGTACATTCTTGTGAGGGTTTTGCAGGTGTTGAAGGTGACTTCTCTGACTGGAAGAAGGGAAGCTGATTCTGGTTGGGCGTAGTCATGTTCTTGACTGAGGAACAGCTCACGAGTTGTGAGCAGATCATGCCTGAGATAAAAACTAAGCTCGTTGAGAGGTATTTCATTTGTGTTGTATCCTTCCTTAAAGTAACGCTTGAGCGTGTCATCCTTCTGGAAGTCTAGCTGTCTGCGTTCAGCACAAGCCTCTAGCCCTACAGGTATCTTCTGCCCACGTACAAGCAAATACTCTGCTAGCATCGTGTCATAGATAGGACCGTCATACTTGTAGCCACATTCCCATAGCCACATCAAGTCGTGCTGTGCATTGTGCATGATCAACAGTGTTGTCATATCCAAGATAGATTGCAAGGTCTTTCTACCTGCACCACTGTTATCTTTGTACTCCACGTGATCAAGCGTAATGATGTTCTCGTTCTTCCAGTTATCTACATCAAGCACACCTACCTGTGTCAGTGTGTTGCCTGGCTCGAAGGGGTCCATCATCTTCTTGCCATCACGTTTAGTTGTTGTGTTCTCTACATCCAATACATTACGCAAGGTACTGACTCCGTTCACCGTCTAACTCACAGTGTACTACACCATGCCACCCACCTTTGAGTTTGTTCTTGGCAATGTTGAGGTGACGTTGGTTACTCTCTTCGTCATCCTGACCTTCAACAGGTTTGTTCTTACTGATCAGTACCATCAGGTCAGCCTCTGCTGCCTTGCCTGTCTTCGATCCTTCTAGCATTGACTGATCTACACGTACCATACCTTCAGCTACAGCAGATAGCTGTGACATCCAGATGATTGCACACTTGTATTGCTTAGCGATATTACGTGCATGGATAGCTGCCTCTTTAAGATACACATCTGACTTGTCACTTGTCTTAGCTGCAAACTTATCACCCATGTCTAGTACTACAATGTCTGGCTCGTATGCTTTTACGATAGCCTCTACCCATGACATGTCTTTACCTGTGCTATCCTTGATAAAGATGTTCTCTTTGACAGGCTTGTAGCGTAACGCAGCGACAGGCATGTTGTTCTTAACTTCATCCATGCTCATGCTAGTAGCTGCACTAAGGTAACGTGCGCCAACACGTTCATAGCTTTCCTCGTTACAGAGGATCATACACTTAGCGCCTTGGTGTGCGAAGCCATCTGGTGCAGCGATAGTGCTAGCGTGGAAGCTAGTCTTACCTGTGTTAGGACGTGCACCTACAACAACTAAGTGACCACCACTAATACCCTCAACCTTACGGCGTAGGGATGGTATGTTCCACTTCCATTGTGACTGGATGTCGTTAGCTTCAAGCAATGTCTCAATGCTGATGTCATCCCAATCTACTTTGAGGTTAGGCATGAAGTCATCTTGATAGTCACGCAGTAAGTTACGCAATGGTTCAAGTGTGTTCTTGCTACCGTTAACATAGTCAAAGCCAAGGTTAGCAATCTCTTCACCGACTACTTGTTGGAATAGCTTAGACAATACATCATCAGCTATCTCTTTGTTGAGTGGGTTCTCTCTAGCAATCTTGTTGAACAGATCACGGAACGCTTCTTTGTTAGCTGTGGTCATGCTGTTGTTGCCAGCATAGAAGAGAGCTTCTAACTCAGATGGAGTCAGTGTCTTCTCATACGTATCCATAGCATAGTCTAGTGTCTGCTTGATCTTACGTACATCTTTAGTGAATATCTTATCAGGGCAACGGATACCCTTGTGGTTATCATAGAACTCTTTGTCCATAAGTGTACGGATAAGTGCTAGTTCCATCATGTCGTGTCTCCTCTAAGACTGTGGCTAGGCGTACTCTTTCTTCTTTGTGTACTGCCTATCCTGTATTTCCTTCTGTAAGTATGCGATCTCACACTGGATCAACTTACGCTCATATGCTTCAAGCTTAGGGTGCTGAAGCTTAGCTTGCCATTGCTTTAGTTCTTCTTGTAGCTCTTTCATTTCACATCTCCTTGTGACCAGTAGTCCCAACTTTCAATATGCCCACCGTCATATACAGCGTCAAGTGCATTGTCAAACTTTTTGTTATTGATGTACATGCGACACGCTTCTAGTACTTCGTCAACAGGTAGGTCAACGTAGACATAACCAAGCGGTACACGGGTATCAACGATTGCTGTTTTTGGCGGGTTGGAATCTTGCATAGAATGCTCCTTCAGGTGACTTAAGTGCAGCCATGATGTCTAGTAACTGCTGATATGTTATAGATATAATCTCGTGTCTGTTTAACTCTTCGATGAACTGGCGAAGGAATACTATCCCATCATCAGCTATGATAACTTCGATGTCCTCACATGTATCCGATTCATCTAGTGACTTAATGATAGATGCATCAGGTTCAAACTCTACAGTATACATTACTCTTCCTTCTCGTACCTTATGTGATCTTCTATAAAATCATACACAACCTGGATGTCTAGCTTAGCTGCTGCACAGTATAAGACTAGCTTCAGTCCTTCTTCTTGCAGTAGCTTGGCACAGTTACTATCAAGGCGGAATTGGTAGGTGGCACTGCCATCCTCGTGTTCCTCTACCTGTTCAACTCCAATCATCCCAGTCATATCAATCCTCATAGGCTCTGAGTGCTTCCCAGGATACAGGGAATAACTTCGCCATCTCATCATCTATATAGTTAGCCACGATCTGTGTTTCAAGTTGTGTGTCAGGCTTACATCGTAGGCTGCACATCTTATGCATTGCTTTCATAGTGCCTGACCAGTACCACTCTGTCATCATCGACTGTGGTAGCACCATACGTGCTTGCTCTGGTGCTACACCTTCATCAAGTAGCTGCGTATATACACCTAGCATCGTGTCA